TTACAGTTCCATCGGGTGTGCGCTAAGCTCTTTTCGTCCCCCATTGGGACCCCCTTTTGATTTCTTGTTGAACTTTTGCAGTTGCCAGACCGCAAGATGTTTTAACAAATCAAAAGGGGTTTTAATAACTGACTTAAAGCTGAAAGCTTTCCGGAACCCCCAGCCTAGCTGGGGGTTTTCCATAGACAAAAAAATCCCCGCGGAGGCGGGGATGGGCATTTTCATGCTGTTCTGCCTGATGGCGCGGCGCTTATCAGGCCTACCAATCGTAGGTCGAATAAAGCGTTTGCGCTGCCATCCGACAGGGTTTTACCTTATAGCGCTAACAGGCGATCCAGCGACGGCGCAAAATAGTAGCCGCCAGTCACCGGTTTGGTGAAGCGCAGCATCGCGTCGCGTTTACCGTCGGTATCGCCGAACATACTCAGAAGCTGCTGTTCGATATTGTGCAGGCGTGCGCAGTAAGCGCAGAAATAGAGACCATGAGTACCGCTGGCGGTGCCGTATGGCAGGCTCTGGCGCACAATCTTCAGCCCTTTGCCATCTTCTTTGAGATCGACGCGGCTCAGGTGAGACGTTGCCGGACGCGCATCGCCGTCAATCTCTTCATTGGCTTCTTTGGTACGCCCAATCATCATCTCCTGATCGTGAATACTCATCCGGTTAAGTTGCTTGAGATTGTGTTCCCAACGCTGCACGAACACATAACTGCCGCCGGCATCCACGCCATCTTTGATCACCGCCACTTCACGACGCGTCTCTTCGCCCGCCGGGTTCTCTGTCCCGTCGACAAAGCCGCTCAGATCGCGTTCTTCCACCCAACGGAAGCCGTGAACTTCTTCTTTCACGTCGATACAGTCGCCGAAGGCTTCCATCGCCGCCTGGGCAACAGAAAAATTCACATCGTGGCGCAGGGAAAGGATATGGATCAGCACGTCATACTGCGTGGCCGGCGCCAGCCCTTTACCATAAGGAATAAAATCTTTCAGTTCTTCCGCCCCGACGCCGCCGCTCAGGGCGCGCCAGGTATTGTTGCCAAACGCCACAACGGCCCCAAGATGGGCGTCCGGAAATTTGACTTCGAAGGTCGCCAGTTTATCGGCAAATGTTCTGCTGGCCGCGCGCAGGGCGTCCAGGTCGCCTTTTACATTGGCTTCAATCCAAATTGCCGCACGGCAATGTTCCGGCAAAATGCCACTTTGAACCTGAGACATGATTCCTCCTGAAAATGAGAATGCCACGCAGTCGTGGCGTAAGAACTCCCGCCGCAGCGGGAATCCTATTGTTATTTCAATGGGTTACAAAATCACACTCGTTCTAAATAGTGCTATTTCGTTCCCGTTTGTGGGCAATTTATGGACACTCCAGCAACCGGATTGAGTCTTATGGCGTCCTGTAAATAGTCCGGCGCGAAGTGCGCATACGTCATCGTCTGCTGTATGGTAGCGTGCCCTAAAATCCGTTGCAGCGTGATGATATTACCCCCGTTAATCATAAAATGCGTGGCGAAGGTATGCCGGAGAACGTGAACGGCCTGGCCGTGGAGATCGGGTTTAACCTCCTTGAGTGCAGATCGTACCGTGGTATAACTGGGTTTCATCAGTAGCCCTGTGGTACGCACTTTGATTGTCTTTTCCAGTTCGGCATCAATGGGAACAGCCCGGCGCTTACCGTTCTTGGTCTTCATAAATACAACCTTCCCTCCGATCACATGCTCACCTTTCAGACCAGTCACCTCACTCCAGCGCCCACCAGTCGCCAGACAGACCATTACTGCTTTGAGATCATCGCCGGAAAGCAGCCCCAGTAAACGGGTGATTTCATCCTGAGACAGATAGGCCATTTCGGTCTGTTCAGCTTTCAGTCGCTTAACTTCATGGAAAGGGTTTTTACCGCTGTATTCTTCAACGTTAATCAGCTTGGTAAAGAATCCGCTCATCATTGCGCAATAACGGTTAACCGTAGATTGCTTAATTCCCTTATTCAGCATCAGCAAACGGTAATTAATAATACCCTTGCGGGTTAGCTGATCGCTTCGGGTGATATTGATGGATTTCATATCATTAATCACCGCTCTTATCCGTACCCGCTCTATCTCACCGTAGGGGTGATTTTTACCGTGATACGCCCACCAGAGATCGAGCAGGTCTGACAGTGGTCGCCTTTCCACTGGTTTATCAATCCAGTCTTTATCGTGGTGATACTGCAACACATGACGTTCATAAAGCACCGCTTCGCTTTTCGTTTTAAACTTACGTCTGAAACGCTTTCCATCCGTTCCAGCCGGTCGAACATCCACAGCAAATTGACCATCAGCGAGCTTCTTAATCGACATAAGATTGCTCCCCGATGAAAACATCGTCTTGATCACAATTTTGAGAAATATAAGCCTGGTGAATTATTCCCCAGAATTGCTCCCGTAACGGGGTGATTCCGTTTCGTCCTGCCCAACGCGCGCGAGGGCCGGAATCACCTGTCCGGCTTTAGGCTCCATCTCATCAAAAAGGAACCAATCCCGGTACTTACGGAAACGAGAATGACGTAAAAATAGAATCCCAAAATCTAGTGGCATCTTGGACTTACCACTTTCATAGCCATGATACGTATAATAGTTAACTCCTATCAAATCAGACATTTCTTTTAATTTAAGCCTTTCAGACTCCCTAATTAGCTTCAATTTTTCATTTTGGGCTATTGACATATTTTTGCTAATCTCCAATAATTTTGCCACACAGAAAGAACAATAGCTGTTCTAACTAGTCCTAAGTGGTTCCGGTTAGAAAGGAACCTATGAGGAGGATATCAGATGCAGGAAAACGCTCAAAACACAGAAGCCGTCGCTGGCGAAACAGCTACAGCGGAACAGTCTGTTAAGAAGACCCGTAAATCGCCAGAACGCGAAGAAATTCGCCTGGCAAAAAATCCCGCCAAGCTGATTTCAAAAGAAGGTTTTGCGCTGTACATCGGTAAAACCGTTGATGCCGTCGTTGCGATGGCGAAAGCCGCTAAAGCGCCCGCCATCTACATGGCTGACCCGTTAAACCCTGGCGGAAACGCAGAGCTTTATTTTGATCGCGAGGAGTGGGACGAGGCCTGTAGGCAGCTTGTCGAAAGTGCACCACCTGAGTGGCATGACTGGCGAAACCGCTTATTTCTGTTCAAGCCGACAAGTGGCAGACGGAAAAAGAAAACTGACGAGCAACAGGCAGCTTAACCATGAGTCATGAAATCAACCCAGCAATTCTTGTATGCGTCGCATTCACGATCTTTTCTCTGGGATGGACTTTTGGGGCTGCAATTAACGCAAATCCAAATAAAACGACAACCATCATTGCCGCAATTTTTGGAGTTGTCTTAATCGTATTCATGATAGCGCTGGCTTTAATCGTGTGAATGCCAGTTAACTTTTTTAACGAGGCCGATTAATGCACACGCTAACTAACTATATCATGAGTCCATTGCTGACGATGTTCATATTTTATTCCGGCGTGCTTGCAATATATGTCTGGAAAAAACACAGCAATAAGCGCGTGAAATTCGGCGACATACGCCGGGAATATGAAGCGGCATTAGCAAAAGGGTTACACCCAATACTTTTAGCGGCGATCGCCATTTATCTGGTTCTTTGGTTAATCAAATAAACGAGGTTAAAAATGAAACTCACTATCGAAAACGTACAGGTCGCTATCAAAGGCGTAGTGAAATACAGCGACACATGCATATCAGAGAAGCTGCTTGCCGTCGTTGCTGGTAACTACGCTAAAGGTAACAATATTATTCTGCTGCGTTTGCAATCACTGTATGAAGACGAAAACTTCGATTCAACTGTCGGCGAGATAAAAAACCTGTATTACAGCGAAGCGAACGGTCAACCCCAGTTACGCGGCGATATCATTTTCGATACAGAATTGTTGGATATACAAAGCATCATTCACAGTCTGGCGAATGGCTGCATCTACCTGTCTCCGCATTTCATGAACATCACGTCACTGAATCATTGTTTCGCCTGTCTGAGTGAAGTCATCATGAGCAAAGCTGAAGACACCACCTTTGATGGCATCGAGCCGCCCGACATCTCCGGGCTGAATACACTGATTAACGCGCTCTACAAAGAACAGGTAACAGAAGACACAGCAAAATCCACTACAAGCCCGATAGCATACACATCATCCCCTTATATTCATGCCGGAAATATGAGCAAAGACGACCTCAGAATATGGCTTAACAACGTCGTGGAACATATTGGGATTGAACAAAAATGCCTAAGCAGACTGGAAAGTATCAACAGTAATAAAGCCAACACAGAATCAAACTTAAAACAGTGCCGGAATTTTTTGGGCGAAGTCTTTCGTTCTACAGAAACCAGACGGTTTTAACACTTCACGCTTGTAGCCTAATCGATGACCACGACCAAGCGGTAGTCCCGATACTTTTTCACACTGTGAGGATGATGTTATGAGGAAACACACGGCAGAACAGGTAAACGAGTTCTTACAGGGGTATCACTTCGATAATGAAGTTAACCCCAGAGCCAGGAAAACACACTTTGAAGTCATGAAGTGCGGAATATTTAGTGTCCGCAATACCTTGTTTTACTCAAAAGATACAGATGCGAGCAAAGACCTTAAAGAACTTAACTGGATGACAAAACAATTAACTGACGGCGTCGTGCCCGAACCCGCCAGAATTACGGAGTGATAACAATGAATATCAATTATTCATTCACCATTCCAGAATCAATAGCCGTTATATCACTGGCCGCATTAATTATGTTTATGGCCGTGTGGATATTGATGTTTTTTGACACATGGAGACAAAGAAGAAAGTATTCACAGCTTAAAAAACAAATGAATTTAACCGAAAAGAGGGAAACAAAATGGACGCCACCGCAAGGCAAAGAATTGTAGCAGCCGGAATCATCACAAAAGCAGCGGAGACACTGCAAATTGCCAATATGAGGCTTGCAAATCATGAATATCTGGTTGTCTCCGCAGAATTAATGGAAACAGCAAGGAGTTTAAAAACAGTAGCCCGACAATTAAGGGAATTACACGACCTGACTGAATAACTGATTAATTGCCCTGGTTCATTTAAACACCGCTCACGCGGCTGGATTCGTACACCCCAAATAAAGGAAATAATAATGATTAACTCAAATAAACCCCTTTCCCAAAAAGCATTAGCCGGGGCGTCATTTTTGCGTATGCACGCCAAAGCAATGGCTGGCGACGATGATTTTTTTGTCGCGATAATGTCTGAGTCTCACACCATCGCCGCTAACGCCATCGAACAGCTCGTTAAAGAAAACGCCGAACTCCGCGCCCAGCTCATCGCCTTTCAGAAAGCGGCTAACACTACCGTTGCATTTGACCCGGCAAAGAAAAATTCCGAACACACCTGGTACACCACATTCACAAAAGGCGCTCGCGTATGCCTGAGAGCTCACCCGTACCAGCGTGGAGCAGTGAGCAATACCCGCATTGATGATCGCCGTGGTCATTTGATTTTCGTCTGTTTTGAATCCGAGTTTGAGGAAGACCGCTGGGTAAAGGCGAAGAACCTGGACTTAATCCCCGACGAATGAAGCTAATTATCCCCGATCGCTACCGCCAGAACAGGAAGAAGCCACGGGGAAAGCCGGAACGGGCAGCAAGAGTGGCATACAACCGCCTGCTGAATGATGACTGGTCACATGTGCGTCGGCTGGAACGAGTACCGCCAGCCCGCGTAATCAACGTCATGTACCGCTATCGGCTGTTAAGTCTGGACGAAGGCCAGACATGGGAACTGCTTAACCATAACGAATACGTGAAGAGGATTAGACGATGCTACAGATGAAATTCAAACCCCGCTTTATTGAAGCGTTCCGCAGCGGCCAGAAGATAACCACACTGCGCATGATGCAGTTTAAATGCTTCCGGTCAGACAGAGAGGACAAAGAGGAATATTTTCACGACGACACCCTGACTAAAAACATAATCATTCCTGACTACAGTGCTGACGCAACCATGTGGTTTAGTAAAGGTGCGAGATTTACCCACATATCGGACTTTGCCGGACTTCTGAAAAGGCAACCCTACCAGACTTTGAGCAATATCGAACTGGTCACAGAAATCGAAGGCGGCGAAACAGTGCCGTTTGCCGTTGCCTTTATCAACGATATTTCCGTTATCAAGGGTGACCAGATAACTGACGAACACGCCATCAGGGACGGTTTTAACCCTGAAAATCACCCCCTCGCAGAACTCTTCGTATTCATGCGGGACGTTTACCCCAACAAAGACCCGTTAAACGAAATGTACTGGCTGTACACCTTCACCCACGTACAGATGTTATCGCAGTGGAGGGCTGACGTATGAAACCCGCCATTATCTGCATTCTGTGCGAGAACGTAGCCACCGGCGACCAGTGTCGCATCAGGGAGCGCCATATCAACCCTGACCGCTCACTACTGGACAACATCACCGGGCCGGATGACGAACGCTTTATCTTCCTGACCGACGGCACGCAGCTACGCGCCCGCAACATCCGCCGTGAAATCACGCTCGAACCCGTCTCATATGCCCCCAAAAAACAACAGGAGGGCAATGTATGAAAGGCGTCCTGAATCAGCGCTCCCCGCTCAAATGGGCGGGCGGCAAATATGAGGTTATGCCACGCCTGCGTGAGCATTTGCCCAAAGCGAAATATCTGATTGAGCCGTTCGTGGGTGGCGGTTCCGTCTTTATGAATACAGACTATGACCATTACGTATTGTGTGACAGCAACCCCGCGCTGATTAATTTCTACAGGTTCCTGACCACTGACACCACGGCGTTGATAGATCGCTCATGGTCGCTGTTCAGGGATGGCGGCACACGCGAAGCCTACGAACGCAACCGCCAGACGTTTAATACCATCACCCTTGCGACCGCCAGATTACGTGGTGAATATCTGGAATGGGCGGCGCTGTTCCTGTACCTGAACCGCCACGGCTTTAACGGTATGCATCGCACCAACCAGAAGGGTGAGTTCAACATTCCATTCGGCAAGCACAGCCTGCCGTACTTCCCCTATATGGAAATGCGCCTGTTTGCCGATAAGGCACGCGAGACCATGACCCGCTTTGTTTGTGCTGACTTCCGCATAACGATGAAGGCGCTTCCTGATATCTGCCACGGTATTTCGTTCCATGCAGATAAGCTGTCTGACGCCGTTATTTACTGCGACCCGCCCTACCTGCCACTGAAAGATAAAGACAGTTTCACCCACTACAACGGTAAAGCGTTTACCCGTGAAGACCACCGGTTACTTGTCGCGCATCTGATACAGGCAAATAAGCTTTACGGCGTCAGGTCTGTTATCTCCAACAGCGACACCGAAGAGACCCGCAAGATCTATTCGCCATTCGAACTTCACACCCTGAACGTTCGCCGTTCTGTCGCCGCCAGTGACAAAGGACGCCAGTCAGCAAAAGAAGTGATCGGCGTTTATCCGTCCGCCCCTGAATGTAAGAGCGAAGACGTACACGATGAGTGGTTAAAAGTAGTGTCATCCACCGAAGCCAGACAGCTAGTTAACCCGGAGGTGATCTAATGTCTGTTATTTACATCGCCGGCCCTATGACGGGGAAGCCTAATTTCAACCGAAAAAAATTCATCGAAACAGCAACCCATCTTTGGGCGGAAGGCCATACCGTACTTAACCCGGCCATACTCCCGGACGGGCTTGCTTATGAGCATTACATGGATATCGGCTTCGCCATGCTGCGCGGTGCTGACGAAATTTACCTGCTTGATGGCTGGGAGGATTCAGACGGCGCAAAAAGAGAGTTCAACCTGGCAAGACGGTTACGCCTGAAAATCTCCACCCCGGAAAGCCGTAAAGGGGGTGCGTCATGATCCTGCCACCTATGGGAACGCCGGGAAAATGCCCGGCACATCTCCGACCCTGGACAGCAGCAGAAGATGAATTGCTGATAAGCATGTATGGAAAGAAGACCATAGCAGAAATGGTGAAGCTTCTTCCGGCACCAGGCAGATCTTTTTATGCCGTTCAAATCAGAATAAGAGACTTACGTGAGCGTTTTCCTGATCTGATCGGTTACATCAACCCTCCGTGGACGCAAGAACATGACAATTTCATCCGCAAGAATTGTCACACGATGACTGCAGAAGAAATTGGCAATCGACTGACACCTCGCCGGACAAAAGCCTCAGTAACGCTAAGGGCATTTCGTCTTGGGATCAGTCTCTATAAATGCGGGGATAACCTGCCTATTACGCGCCACAAAGACGAAGATGTGAAATTTATCCGCGAGTTGCGCGACAGATTCAATCTGACATTCTGCGAGATTGGCGAAAAGTTTGGCATCTGTGAAAGCATGACCGCATGGCTGTATCACCACCGCCATACTGCCATTGACGCCATCGCAGGGGAGTATCTCCCGCGATGACCGCCACCGCCTACTACAACGAAATCGATCCCTTTGCCGCCACCTGGCTGCAAAACCTTATCGACGCTGGTTGCATTGCTCCCGGCGTCGTTGACACGCGCTCAATTGAGGAAGTTACCGCCAATGACCTTAAAGGATTCACGCAGTGCCATTTTTTCGCCGGGATCGGCGTCTGGTCTTACGCCCTGCGGTGCGCCGGATGGCCTGACAGTCGCCCCGTCTGGACAGGTTCCTGCCCCTGCCAGCCATTCAGCCAGTCAGGAAAACGCCGGGGATTCAACGACCCCCGCCACCTGTGGCCCACATGGCGCCAGCTCATTAAGGAGTGCGCACCTTACGTTATCTTTGGTGAACAAGTTGCAAGCAAGGACGGCCTCACATGGTTCGACGCTGTACAACTTGACCTGGAAGAGGCGGAATACGCCGTCGCAGTTATCGATCTTTGCGCTGCGGGCTTCGGTGCGCCGCACATCCGGCAACGCCTCTTCTGGGTGGCCGACGCCGACAGCCAATGCATGGAAACACCCGTCGAATGCGGGGAGAGAGGGAGGATTGAATTTGCAAACGGCTGTAGCCTTATCGGGGTGGACTACGCCAGCAGCGAGCGACGGGACGCGGGGCGGAACCGGGATTACTCCGGGAATGTCAGGTTCCAGTCTGGCGCAATTGTCGAAAATGGCAGGCTGGCCCACCCCGACAACGACAGCAGGGAAAGGCGGCTATCAGGGTGGCAGGATTCGCAACGGGAAGTTGTCAACGGATCGTCTGGATGTGGCGGCACAGATAGCAGGCTGGCCTACGCCGACAACGAGCAACGACCGCTCACCCTGCCCGCAAGAGGCCATGAAGTCATATCGCGACAATGGAACAAAAATTCAGAAGCGCTTGCAGGATCTGGCAGCGATAGCAACGCCAGCCCGGTTAACAGCTTCTGGCGAGATGCTGACTGGTTGTTCTGCCGGGATGGAAAGTGGAGGCCAGTTAAACCCGGAATTAAGCCGCTGGTTAATGGGACTCCCGGACGCGTGGGCCAGTTGCGCGCCTACGGAAACGCCATCGTTGCGCCGGTCGCAGAAACGTTCATAAGAGCATACATGGAGGCGGTCACGCCATGACCCCTTCTCGCGGACGCTGCACACCAACACCCCCACCGCCGTTTTCCGGCAAAGCCCCAGACACGACGGCTTACCCGTATCCGTGGAACAGCCCGGACTACGACGCCGCAGCGGCAAATGAACTTACCCCGGAACCTGTCACCACCAGTGGCGACCAGGGCGACCCGTTATTGTGTTTTGAATATCTGACGCCAGACGGCGAACGCCGCACGCTCACCTATGACGATCTTCAGGAGTTGTGCGACACAACCCTGGAAAATCGCGGCCTTATTGAGCAGGAAAAAGCCGCCGAAAAAGAGCGTGAGAAGCGCGAAAAATACCTGCGCCGCCGTCTGCAATCACTGCCGGGGATCATTCGCCGCCGTTTTGCCCTGAAACTGGCTGCACTCGACGGGGAAAACCCGGAAAGTGCGGTTAAGTGGCTGTTTGGCACCTTTGAACGCCACATATTGCGCCGTGTTGAGATGGTCAACGTGCAGTATTACCCGTGTGACACACTCCCCGCTCTGTTGTTACCCATGCGTGACGACTTCCATTTACTGCCGTGGGCCGACAAAAAGAAACTCAGACGCATGGCCTACACGCTTTCCAGACTCATGAAAACGGAGTTTGAAAGCCAGTTTGATTACCAGTACAGCCAGACCGAAGACCTGGACTTCTCCGTACTGGACGCTTACGGCTATATCGCCAGCCAGGCAACCGCCCTGAATATTGCGATCCCCGGATGGGATAAGTACAGCAAAGAAGAACTCGACGCCGAAGAGGCGTTGCGGGCTGTTGGTCGTCTCCAGGCGGAAAAATGGTGGCTGGGTAAGCTGAAGCGTATTCACGACCGCTGGCGCGAACACCTGATGATTGCGGCGGGTTATGTCAGTAAGCAGGCCTCTCCGAAATGTTCGGAGCCCTGCCTGAAAGAATGGCTGGCGCAGCAAAAGGCTAACATGGCCTGGCTGCACAAAATGGATCTGGAAGACAGGGACACCGGCGAACGCTCGCCGCTGATCGATAAGGTGCTGGCGAGCACGTCTAACCCCAAAATTGCCCGCATGGAACTGCAAACCCGTGCGGCAGGTTTTCAGGATATCGCTGATGAAATGGGGCTTATCGGGATGTTCTACACCCTGACCGCCCCGTCTTCGTACCATTCAACCCGCATCAAAGACGGGAAGCGCAACGACAAATACAACGGGGCCAGCCCCAGAAAGACACAAAAGTATCTTTGCAAAGTCTGGTCGCGTGTTCGTGCCGCCTGGCAACGCCGGGGCATTCGTACTTTCGGTTTTCGTACCGTGGAGCCCCACCATGACGGAACGCCACACTGGCACATGGTGCTGTGGTTCAGACCCGAAGATCTGGAAAAAGCAACAACAGTGTTTCGCACGTATGCCTTACAGGAAGACGGCGACGAACCGGGAGCAGAAGACTACCGCTTTGAAGCGGTTCAGGAAGATAAAAGCCGGGGCCGCGCCGTAGGCTACATCGTCAAATACATCTCGAAAAATATCGATGGTCACGGCCTTGATGGTGAAGTGGACAAAGAGACCGGGCGACCACTAAAGGAAGAAGCCAGACGCGTTAAGGCGTGGGCCTCCCGCTGGAATATTCGCCAGTTTCAGCAAATCGGCGGCGCACCCGTCACCATCTGGCGTGAATTACGCCGCCTGGGCGATCGTGAACTGGTCTTACACCCGGAGATCGAAGCCGTTCGCGCCGTGGCGGATGCGCCTGACTGGCAACATTACACCATGTATCAGGGCGGGCCGTTCGTTGCCCGCGATGATCTCACCGTTCGCCTGTACTACAGCCACACCGAAAACGGCAATGATTATGGCGACACGGTATCAAAAATAGAGGGGGTTTACAGTCCGTTCGCGGACGAGGAAGCCATCGTCTACACCCGCACCGCAAGCTACAACATCGTGCCGAAACTGAAGCCGACACCGGGCGGGGGGTTGCCTTTAACAGGCCGCGAAGCGGCCCCTTGGAGTTCTGTCAATAACTGTACGCAGCCCCCGAAATCCGGCGAAAAAAGCGACAGTAAGCCGACAGAACTTCCGCGAAATATTGACGATTTACGGCGATATTCCCGCCAGCAAAAGCAGGAAATCATCGACCGCCTGAAACGTGAACCCCGGTTAAGTGCAGATGAAGCCTTCACCATCACTATTCAGCACATGAAAGCGACCGTTAACGACATTTCCGCTACCCGGTGGGGGCCGGAAGTGAAAGCAGCTTACCGAGAATTTATTGATCTGACGCCGGAAGAACAGGCGGAACACTGGCGGGAAAAACTACACGAAGAGGCGTTGCAGCGTGCGGCCAGCTACGCCAGCGCCGACGCCATCTACCAGCAGAAGAAAGCCGAAGCCGTTCGTGATTCAGAACAACGTACTGCCTGTGAGAAACAGGAACGCCGGATATCTGAAACATCCGGCGCCAGGCGCACCCTTCACAACCTGTTAGCCCGCTGGCAGAAAGCCACAAGGGGGAAAAATGCGTAGTTTTATACTCGACATGACGCCGGAACGCTGGGAAAAACTGAAAACCAGCCCCGAAAACTTCCCGATAACCGAAGCCGATCTCCCGTCTCAGCCAGAACCCGGCGACACGCTTATTATCAGGCACCTGCTACCCAACAGGAGGGGTATTATCGATCTTGGGGATTGCGTCATCGCCTGGGCGGAGCCGGTAGCCAGAAATCCTCACCGTTACCGACTGAAAGTAACCTTCAACATGACGCCGGAACAGGTGAAACAGCGCTACGGTTGTCGTTGCACAAAATTATCGTCGATATTGTGCCGGTACAAAGAGCAGGAAGCGGAAAAAGAGCGGGCTAAGTGGGAGGGAAAACGCCGGATACTAGCCCATAAGGCAGAAACAGCCGCACGGTATCTAAAAAAATAAGAGAGCCAGTACCGCTCGCCGCAAGCCCTGATTAGCGAACCGCGCAGCGGTGAGTCTGTCAGGGCGAGGAAGCGGAATTACTGATAACGTTCAGAGATCCACTTACGCACCGTCTTGCATAAGGAGATCGAGCGCCATCTGTCGCTCTTCCGGTTTCAGGCGGTCAAGCAGCAATCTGACCACACCATCTTTCAGGGCGCTGGGGACAAGCGTATGTGAGTAGGTGACATTTTCAACCCATGTATGCCCGCATTCCAGATTTGTACACCGCACGTAAAGGTTAGCCACATCCGTTTTACTTTCTGTTTTCCAACTGGTGCGCTCAATCACTGAACGGCACCCACAATAACGACATGTTCTGCCCTGTGGTCGTGACATATAACGGCATCTCCGGTAACTCATCCGATGAGTGGATTTTACGCTATTTTTCATCGTTACGCCCCTTTGTAACCACGCCGTTACTGTCTGCGATGACGTTTAAATCAAATTCAACACGTCCGACTTGTACGATTTCAGGATCGGCGTTGATGCAGTCCATCAAAAAGCTACGCATAGGAATAACCTCATCGCGATAATAGGCCTCCCGTGCTTTCAACGGGTCGCCCAGTCCGGCTGCATTTTCCGGGATAATTCCGGCAAGGCCGGGCGGGAATCGATGAGCAACAAGCTGATCCTGTGCGCTGACGTTTTTAACGTTCAGGAACTCATCTTTAGTGCCGGTATCGCCCACCGGAATAATCTTCACCGCTTCCTTATCTGCCCCAGGGATATTGATAAACATCGATTTGAAGTTACCGGCCCCGCGCGAGTTCGCTATCTCCTCACGCATTTTTTTCTCAAATTCCGGGTCCATATCGGGATCGTTGGTGAAAAACACATAGCCCATATGCGCCCCGTTCTTGTAGTACCGGATACGAAAGCGCGTTGCGTTGACGTTCAGCATTGCCGCTTCCATGCCGTGCATATAGTCAGGTATGCCGTAGACCTGTTGCTGGGGATCGTACTGGGGGATGAATATCACCTCCCCTTCCGCGTATGTCACATCTTCCCCGGCAGACTGAACAATCACCGTTTCCTGTTTCATAGTGCGGCGCAGATAGAGCGACGGCAGAACCGCCAGACGATTGATGCGCCCGAAACCATTACGCACCTTGAGTAGTCCGGTATCCCCGAACATCAGCAGATTCAGCACAGCCGCCTGTACCTGAGCGCGTGTCAGTCCGCCACCGCCTTTAAAGCCGTTGGCAATCATATTGACGCGTGAACGCAGAATTGCGCCGTGATAGGCGGCAATGTTGGACAGCATCACCAGATCGGCCCGTTCGACAGGCGGGATATAATAGCCGTCATAACCGCTCCACAACGTGCCGCCATAACTTCCCCAGTAGGCTACCGGTTCAGGGTCGCCAAATGTAACAAAGGTGGGTTTTGCGTCCTGTTGCGAATACTGGTTGCGGTTACGCTTCTGGTAACGTTTTTTACTCATGATGGCAGTACCCATGTTGATTTCCGCCTGGTGCGGTAGTTAAGGGGTTCGTTATCCATCGCGTGCGCGATGGCAAAGAAAATATCTGCGTGGCCGTTCTCATTATTGCGATCGGCAACAAAGGTCATAGCGTTGCCGCTGGCGGTCGTGGTTTTTTTCACCTGGAGAAATGCGGTAGCAATTTCTTTCTGATCTTCACTCCACTCGATGCGATCGGTATCCACCACATCAAGCATTTTCATTACCAGACGGTTTTTGCTTTCCACGCTGTAATGAATGGCTTTTGCTTCACGGCGGGCGAATCCCTGCACCATCTCAAATACGCCGATCCCCATACCGGTAACATCAATCCCTATATAGGTCATGTTATAGCGTGATTTGATGGTGTGGATTTGTTCAGCCATCCAGACCAGCGACAGACCTTTCCATCGGAAGACCTCAAGCACCCGGTAACGCTCAACCGCGACTATGGGGACGCCAATCACAACAAAGGTCGCCGTATCCCCCGTTCTGGCCGGATCAAAGCCGCCCCATACCTCCCTGTTGCCGAAGGGGTGTTCTTCTCCTGGGTGGAAGTCTTCCCATGTGGAGATATCAACCCCGCATTTAAGTAGCTGGCTGAAACTGAATATGCTGTCTTTGTCGTCAACAAACACACACATATACAGCATGTCGAAATCGGCCTTGCTGTATGTCTCGCGCAGTTCGTCGATATCAATATCATCAATCCCACCTGCAACCGCGTCTTCAATCGTGACCACGTAGCGCCAGACACCATCGGGGCATTCACAGCCACCGTCGCGATATTCATCAAATGACGGGAACTGAACGTCTTTTCGGGCTGCGTTGCCCTTACGCCAGTTCTCGCCACTCCAGAGCAGATAGCCTTCATGTGTTTTGGCGCTGGGCGTGGAAAACCAGGTCATGCGCCACTTTTTGCGCGTGGTCATGGCCGATGCGACGGTGTTCAGGGTGGAAAATTTGGGTATCCACATGTACTCGTCAATGTACAGGTGGCCGCTGTTGGACTGTGCGGTATTGCTGTTAGTGGCAAGAAAGAAAATTTCTGCCAGGTTACTGAGACGAATCGGGTCGCCCTTGATGGGAATACCAAAATACTCCATTGCGATTTTGGCGATATAGGTACGGAAGACCAGCGCCTGACGCTTTGATGCCGATATAAATATCTGTGTATCACCCGTCAGTACCGCATCTTCAAACGCTTCAAAGGCAAAATACCAGGTAGCACCAATCTGACGCGCTTTAAGCAGGTTACGGCGGCGACGGTGTTTATTTTTCCGTAGCGTTTTTTGAAAGCCATACAGCTTATCAACGACAGGTTGAAAACTTTCTGCTGTCAGTTCCGAAACATCGTTAGCCTTTGGTGGACGTTTGCGCTTACCGCCTTTTCTGCCATTGCCACCTCGACCGGACTCATCAGCAATAAAGGACTCCGCATCGTCTTCACTGGCGGCAACCGTTCGGGCGGACACCCCGGCCATTGCCTCAAGATGTTTGTACCGCATCCCCATCAGTTTGACGTGATGGCCTATCAACCGGTCAAGCTCTTCCGCTTCTTCCGGCGATTTGTGATCCCGCCTTGCCAGCAACGCGACACGTTCGGCAATCACATTTTCCACGCCGTCACGCTCAAGCGCCGTATACCATTCGAATTTTGTTGCCCAGTAGTACACCACCCGCACACTGGCGAGTTTCAGCCGATCGCGGATTTCACGCGGTGTATTGCGTTGAAGGTAAAGCGCACGGGCTTTGTCGATAGTTTCTTGTGAGTAGGCCATTTGCACGCCTGAAAAATGAATCAGACCTGCATTTTTTCAGTCACCGCCAACAGGTACGACCACCAAAACGGGGATATCTTCGGATAAATGCGTTTATCCGAACTTATCGAAAAACCGCCGCATGACAGCATCACTCCACCGCCGTTAAATAACCGCCAGAACGTATGTGTAACGGGGTGGAAAGTGGCCGACGAGAAAGAAAGCGAACAGCCAAAAGTAACGGGATGGGTGACAATTTGCCGATCCGGCCGCTCACTGGATGGCCGCATTATTAAGCCACAAATTCTGCGAGATGCGGCGGACATGTACAAGTTACAGGGTGTTCCCGCGATGATGTGGCCTTACCACGTTTCATCACCCGTTTATCGCTGGAACGCGACCAATTTTGGCAAGGTGCTGGAGCTGAAAGCAGAAGACAGGGAAGACGCCACATATTTACTGGCAAAACTCCAGCCAAACAAATTCGCCATCGCGGCCAACCGCGACAGACAGAAAATCTTCACCTCCGCAGAATTCGAACCTAACTGTCTGGGGACAGGTAAATGGTATCTGAACGGACTCGCCTTAACCGATGTTCCCGCTTCACCGTGGACAACCGAACTCATGTTTAGTCAACAGGCACATAGCAGCATTTACGGGCAACCGGAAGTCTTTTCGCTGGGTGCTGAAAACAACACAGAGGATAGCGCAATGACACAAGACCAGTACGACACCCTGCTTAATGCCGTCTACAACAAAGGCCAGCAGATTGACGGAATTGAAACCCGCCTGAACCAGTATTCACAAATGATTAACCAGATGAACGCGCAACAGTTCGCCGCTCAACCACAACCGACATACGCACAACCGCAACAGTTCGCCGCTCAACCGCAACCGGCATACGCACAGCCGCAACAGTTCGCCGCTCAACCGCAACCGGCATATGCACAGCCGCAGCAGTTCGCCACTCAACCGCAACCGGCATATGCACAACCGCAGCAGTTCGCCGCTCAACCGCAACCGGCATATGCACAGCCGCAGCAGTTCGCCGCTCAACCGCAACCGGCATACGCACAGCCGCAGCAGTTCGCCGCTCAACCGCAACCGGCATACGCACAGCCGCAGCAGTTCGCCGCTCAACCGCAACCGGCATATGCACAACCGCAGCAGTTCGCCGCACAGCCACAATCCACGGATGCGCTGAATAACGCCCAGTTCCAGCACCTGCTAACGGCAATCAGCGGGATCAATTCTGGTGTGGCAGGAATGGAACAAAAATTCGCGCAACTGATGCAGGACACCACACAAACCCCGTCACTGAATCCGGCTGGCGGCAACCAGGTGACCATTGTGTAAACCGCCGTGATACAGAAGAGGATTTAACGATGAACTTACCGTTCTATGCGGGGATGAGTCCGCAGTACTATTCGCAGCAGTACCTTTCCATGCTGCAACAGCAGTTTGCCGACTGCCCGAAAACGTCAGATAACTACTATTCGCTGACGCCGCCACGCTCAACTGCGCTGCGTAACGCCATTCTGGAAAGCGCCGCACTACTGAAACAGCTTACCGTTATGGACGTACCTTACCCGCAAGGACAGGTTGTCACAGTGGGCGAGTCCACCCTTCGCACCGGGCGCAAGAAAACCGGACGCTTTACCAAAGGTTCCGGCATTTCCGGTAACGAGTTCCAGCTCGTCGAAACCGATTCCTGTTGCGTGATCACCTGGGAACAACTCGCCGTATGGGGTAACAGCGGGTCGCAGGGGCAGTTCATTCAGATGATGAACAATACCGCCGTACTGAACTTTGCCACCGACATGCTGCGCATCGGCTTCAACGGTACGCACGTCGCCGAAGACTCCAATCCGGATACTTTCCAGAACGGCGAAGATGTCAACATCGGCTGGCACCAGTTCGTTAAAAACTGGGTAGCAGAAGACGCCAAAAAACGCGCTAACCGCATTATCACCGCTCCGGTTCGTCTGGGTGTGGGTGGCGACTACCTCAGCCTTGACGCCGCAGGTTCTGATCTTGTTCGCGCATTGCCAACGAAATACCAGGACGATCCCGGCCTGATTATTCTGGTTGGCGCTGATCTTGTCGCCGCAGAAGAAGTCCGCCTGTACAACCAGGAAGACAAGCCGACAGAAAACGTCGCCGCGCAGAAACTCAGCAAGAACATTGCCGGACGACCGGCCATTGTGCCGCCGTTCATGCCAGGGAAACGCATGGTCGCCACCACGCTTAAAAACCTGCAAATCCTGACGCTGATGAACTCGCGCCGCCGTAAGGCCGAAGACGTGGGCGATCGTAAACAGTTCGAAAACTCATACTGGCGTTATGAAGGTTATGCGCTGGGCGATCCGGACTGCTACGCCGCACTGGACGAAACCGCCGTTGAACTGGTTGGTAAGCAAGGGCCGATCGCTAAACCTGATGCAACGGTAGCGCCGGAAGCGTAAGCCATGAGCGGAATAACGCCGATGCAGCGCTGGATGCAGGGTTGCCGGGAAGAGCAACAGACACGCGAGGCAATGAAGCACCCGCGCCTGTTGCAGGCAGAGAGCAGTATGCATATCAAACTTGCTGCGCTCGATATCGACGTCAAAAAGCTGCGCGGTCTGACACGGATAACAGACCGCCTCGACATGAAGCGTGACGAACTGTTACCCCGCTGGGAGCCGATAGCCCGCGAGTATGTAGAAAGCGGCAAGGCTTACCCTAACCCGATACTGGTTTACTGCATTATCTGGCTGATTGATGTGAAGCGGTTCGATACCGCTCTGGCATGGGCTGATCTGGCGATTCAGCAGGGTCAGGAGATGCCCCCCAACATCAAATCCAGGATGCCCGCTTTTATCGCCGCCAATATTTACGACTGGGCAGAAATGGAAGCGGAAGCCGGGCGCACAGTTGAGCCTTACTTCCAGCAGGTGTTTGACAAGGTCGCCCATCACTGGCGGCTTCACGAACGTATCGCGTCGAAATACTACCGTTTTGCCGCACTTTGGCTACTGCGAGACGAAGACGGAAAGCCCCGCGCCAGCAGTATTACCGATGTGGCATTGCTGGAGAAGGCGGACAGACTACTGGCGAAAGCCTCAGAATTACACCCGAAAATTCAGGTTAAGACGATGCGACAGCGCATCGCCGCCCGTATCAGGGCATTAACCGACCGGGATTAACGACTGACCACGTGTCAGGCGGGCGCGGAACGGACAAAGCGGCAAAGGCCTGTTTTGTGGCAGTTCCGGCCAGCCCGCCCCTATTAAGAGGACGGCCTGTGTACAGCAGCAAAAGCACTGACTACCAGACAGCCACTATCACCAATAACGGCTTCTGGCCTGATATCGCAGCGGGCGAGTTCGAAGAGGTTCGCGCCATTCCGCCGCGTATCAGTCATGAGTCGGTGCGTGACGCGTTACTGACAGCCGTCAGTAACATCAATAACCGACTGGCAGAACTCCAGCACCGCTGGAAGTCACTGGGCTATGAGCGTGCAGGAGACGTACCGGCCCCGCATGTGGTGACGTTCGCGCAGGGGTCAACCGACACCGAACAGGAAGCCACCACCAGACGTAACGCCGTGGAAGCGCTGTATATCAAAGCCGTTTACGCCCAGGCAAAAGCCGATCTGATGCCGGAATTTTCCACAACGGGCATGAAAGACGTCTGGCCGGGAGAGAACGCCCCGGATGCACGCCGGGGATTACTGACTGAGTCTGCGATGGCAATTCGTACTCTGATCGGAGCTCCCCGCGCCTCGGTAGGGCTTATAGGGTGACGATATGGGACAACTCAGCACCAACCAACTGGAATCACTTACCCACTATCTCACCACTGCGTTAGGTGAGCGGGTAATGCGAGCTTGTGAAATCGACACAAGCGAAGTGCGCATGATTAACGCCGCAAAAAATCTCGGTCTGGGCTTTCTGCGTACCGGTTTTGATGTGTTCGATGCAGAGTTTACCTGGTACGACTGGCCGTATCGTCAGTTCGATCCGAAGTTGCTCACTTCCCTGTTTGAGGCGTGGATTTACGACAACGACGAGATGCGCGACACGCTGGAACTTGGCACCCCCATTTTTGATGTGGCGACAGGCGACGATGACACCATGACCGTAACAGTGGATATCACCCTGTACAGTGACCGCGTCATTAAAGAGGACGACAACGGCATTATTCGCCGTGGCGATAAGCGTTACAGCCTGCAAGTACCGAAAATCTGGGTAGCCGAAGATATGGATCTCAGTGTGGAGAGTCGCCCGTGAGCGCCCAAGCACTGGAAGTGCGCGGCGCACTGTCAAGGGCGCAGATACGCCAGATAAAAGACGCCATCGCCCGTTATGACCTGACACCGGCAAAGCGTAAACGTCTGCTATGGCGTATCGCCAAAAACGGCGTGATCGGGGCCACTAAAGCCAACGCGAAAAAACAGCACACCCCGGACGATAAGGCATGGCCTGCAAGAGCCAAAGGCCACGGACATAAGAAGATGATCCGCAAACTGCCGGGGATGCTCGGTGTGCGTCAGATGGGCAGCGACACAATAAAAGTCGTTTTTAATGGCGGCAAAAGAACTAAAGCGGCTGTTATTGCCTGGGCACAGCAGCACGGCGCAACGATCCAGATGAGGCGCAGCCAGTTAAAGAGGAACGGGGAAAACCAGAAAGGCCACGCCGCCACAAAGTACCAGGCAAAAAAGCTCGTCTCACTGGGATTTAAAGCCCCCGTGATGGTGCAGAAGGGCCGCAAGGGGAAGTACACGCATGAGCGGCAGTATCGCGCAGTAAGCCAGAAGTGGATTACAGAGCATCTGAACATGGCGCAGGCAGGATTAATCATTCGCAAGCTGGAAGGTAAGGCGCCGGTTAATAGCTGGACTATCAAACTACCGCCGCGACCATTCCTCGGTATTACCGACGACCAGTTAGCCGCCAGTATCGCCCGCGAGATGCGTGGTATTCAGTACGGTTCGGACATAAAGAAACAGGACATTAAGAGGAAATAACCAATGACGTTTCCACAGGTCACGATTAACCAGCTCAACACCCGCAGCGGCGGCAAGCGCGAGATCGCCCGCACCCTGTTAATGGTGGGCGAACACACAAAAGCCATTACCCCGACGCCGGTAACAGCACAGACCGACCTTGACGCGCTGTTAGGGACAAAAAGTACACCGTTACGCAGTAACGTACAGGCGTTTCTGGATAACGCCGGACAGAACGCCATGATCTGGCTGGCAACCGTACAGCCCCCCCAGCCCGCAGGCCAGACTCAGATGTGGACCGATGTGGTCACGGACGCGCAGGCGACCGTCTCAGCGGAAGGCGTTATCGTCGTTCGCCCTGATGCCACCGCCGACGATATCAACAAGGCGCAGCAACTGCGCGAGGAACTGACCAATAAGTATCAGCGCTGGACGTGGTTTATCCTCGCCGTTCGCGGCTGCGGTACGGGCGAGAAGTGGGCCGAATACGTCACCGCCATGACCGCGCTACAGAAAGACATTGCCGCTTACTCGGTACAACTTGCCCCGATGCTGTTCGGCAACGAGCCGGGCGTGCTGGCCGGTCGCCTTTGCAATCCGTCAGTGACGATTGCCGACTCCCCCGCCCGCGTTGCAACCGGCGCACTGGTCAACATAGGCCGCAGCGATAAACCGCAGGACAGCGATAAACGCGAACTGGATCTTGCCACCATTAAAGCCCTGAACAGGGCGCGTTTCAGCGTGCCAACCTGGTATCCCGACTACGAGGGCTATTACTGGGCCGATGGCGTCACGCTCGATGTGGACGGCGGCGACTACCAGGCGATCGAATATCTGCGCGTTGCTGATGAAATGGCCCGCCAGGTGCGCTTGCTGGCTATCCCAAAAATCGCTAACAGGTCGCTGAACTCAACCCCGACAAGCGTGGCCACGCATCAACAGCTTTTTGCGAAGCCCATGCGTGACGGGGCAAAGAGTCTGAAAATCAACGGTACGGTATTTCCAGGACTTTGTATGTCACCACGCGACGGCGACGTACAAATCACCTGGCCGGAAAAAGACAAGGTGCAGATTGCGATCGTGGTTCGCCCGTATAACTGCCCGAAAGAAATCACCATCAGCATCATGCTGGACGAAAGCGGAGAGTAACCCATGAGCACCGAACGCATCAGCGGCATGAGCTTTGACGTGTCATTTAATGGCCGCAACGTTCACGTAAAAACCGCCACCCTTGATATTACCGACAACACCAAAGCCATTCAGGAACGCGGTGTACCTAACGGCTGGGTGCGCGGCGACGTGGAGGCCAGCGGTGAAATTGAACTGGACACCGTTAACTTTCAGCTTCTTGGCGAAGCCGCCCGCGAGGCGGGAAGCTGGCGCGACATTGAAGAGGCCGATTTCCTCTTCTTTGCTCAGGCCGCAAAGACAGAACTCAAGGTGGAAGCCTTTGGCTGCAAACTGCTGATCAGTAACCTGCTGAATATTGATGGCAAAGGCGGTGACAGCATGAGCCATAAAATCAAATTTATGGTGACGTCGCCGGAGTTCGTAAAAATCGACGGCGTGCCGATTCTTAGCGCCACCGATGTTCGCGACATCATGAATCAGTAGGAAAGACGATGCACAGCGATCCCCACAACTGGGACGACTGGCTGGCGATAGTCAAAGGCTGGTTGCATGGCGACATCCCACTCGACAGCCTGTTAATGACCGCCGCCGTCGCAGCGCTCAGGGTGTTCTATACAGGCCGTAGCTGGCGTCGCCTTCTACTTGAAGTACCGCTGTGCTGCCTGCTGGCCGTGGCGACATTCAGCATCATCAAGCCCGTCCCCGCCTCATGGCTGACCGAAGACTGGCGCGTAGGTATCGGTGCGGCTATCGGGCTTATTGGCGTTGAGCATATCAGGGCACTCGGCGTGATCATGACAAAGAAATTTGCAGGGAAAAATGACGAATGAAGATTTCAGACAGCGGACTGGCCGCACTTAAACGCGAAGAAGGCTGCAAACTAACCGCCTACACCGACTCGCGCGGCGTATGGACTATCGGCACAGGTCACACAGGCAGAGTTGACGGCGTTGCGGTTGGCAAGAACATGACCATCACTCAGGACACTGCCGACAGACTGCTACGCGATGATCTGTCATGGGTGGAGCGCTGCATTGCTGAACGGGTAACGGTTCCCCTGAACCAGAACCAGTATGACGCGTTATGCAGCCTGATTTTCAATATCGGCGCAAACGCCTTTACCGGTTCCAACGTTCGCCGCTACCTGAACGCCGGTAACTACACCGCCGCCGCTGACGCTTTCCTGAAATGGGGCCGTGCAGGCAGTAACCCGACCATTCTGGCCCCGCGTCGTGGACGTGAGCGGGCGATGTTTCTTGGTCAGGGGTAAGACCGCATGAACCGCGTAACGACTGGCGTAATAATCTCGTTGCTGATAGTAGCCGCAGCGCTGGCATGGACTACCAGTCGCTATCACGATAACGCCGTGAAGTACAAAAGCCAGCGCGATACCGCCACTCATAGCCTGAATCTGGCAAACGAGACTATCAGTGACATGACGCTGCGCCAGCGCCAGAACGCCGCCCTTGACGCGAAGTACACACAGGAATTAGCCGATGCAAAAGCCGAATCCGAAAAGTTACGCGCAGATCTTGCTTCTGGCCGTCGCCGGTTGCAGCTCCACGCCGTCTGTATGCCCGCCGCCGCGCGTGATACCACCGCCACCGGCGCAACTGATGCAGCCACCGCCAGACTTACTCCGGACGCTGAACGGAATTATCAGCGTCTCAGAACCGAATCCAGAGCCGTTACAGCACAGGTGAACGGCCTGCAACAGTACATTAATGAACAGTGCCATTAACAAAATAAGTCTACTCAATTAACAAAATGATCCTACTCAATAAGGAAAACGACATGAAAGACGAAAACATCACCATTATCACCCTGACCGTTGCAGGCGTTGATATTCGTTTCACCCCTACCGAAGCCATCTACAACAAGTTCGTGAACGAAATGGCGATGGATAACAAGGTGGCGCCAGCCAAAAACTACCTGATGCGCTGCGTACACCAGGAAGACAAAGAGAAGCTGGAAAAGCTCATTCACCGCCCCGGCGCAGCCCTTCAGTTGGCCGCAAAACTCAATGAAGATTTCGCCGTGGATCTGGATATCACCGTAAAAAAATAAAGGCGGCACTGTCTGGCATTGAGCGCAACGGCTACGCGCAGTACCTGGTATTGCGCCGCCACTGGCTACCGGACGGCGAAGATACGCCGGAAGATATCGCCGCCGCGCTTTGGCTGGACAACCGTTATTTCGAAAACATAAGTATTGCCGTTAATAACGGCATTGCGAGAGCGTTTAAAGGTGGGTAATGGCTGCTGAACTTGATTTTACGCTAAGCCTAGTTGATAAGCTGACGAAGCCATTAAAACAGGCGCAATCGGCTGTGACCGGCTTTGCTGACAAGGCAACAGCCGACTTTAAACGTCTCGGTTTTGGTGTGGCCGGGTTATGGGGTGTTGCTCAGGGAATAAAAGGGCTGGTCAACCCCGCCCGCGACATGGAAGGCGCACTGGCAGAAGTTAGTTCGCTGGATGTGGCAAATAAAACGCTCGATCAGCTGCGTAAAACTTCACAGAATTTTGCTGTCGACTACGGCGAAAGCGCCAGCGCTTTCGTCCGCAGCGCCTACGATATCCAGTCCGCTATCGCAGGGCTTCAGGGTGACGAACTGCCAAAATTCACCGAAGCATCAGCAATTCTTGCCAAAGCCACCAAGTCAGACACCGCCACCATTACTAACTACATGGGCACCATGTACGGCGTCTTTAAAAATACCGCAGAGAAGATGGGGCGCACTCAGTGGGTTGAGCAAATCGCCGGACAGACTGCAAGCGCCGTTCAGATGTTCAAAACCACCGGTAATGAAATGTCTGCCGCCTTTACTGCGCTGGGCGCCAACGCGCAGGCGATGAAGGTATCCGCCGCTGAACAGTTCGCCGTACTGGGACAACTCCAGTCCACTATGTCAGGCAGCGAGGCGGGAACCAAATATAAATCATTCCTGGCAGGGATTGGGAATGCGCAAAAAGTGCTGGGGCTGAACTTTACCAACCGGGACGGCAGCGCCAAAGGCATTACCGACATTATCGACCTGATTAAAGGAAAGTTTGGCGATCTGTCAAAAGTCTCCGATGCCGACCTGCTGAAAAAAGCCTTTGGCAGCGATGAAGCGGTATCCATGATTAAGCTGCTGGCCGGGGATGTTGACGGGCTGAAAAAGAATATCAACAGTCTGGGTGACATTAAGGGCATGGATAAAGCCGTGGAAATGGCGAAAAAGATGGTTGACCCTTGGGATCAGGTTAATTCTTTGCTGGAACAGGTTCGCGTCAGTATTGGTCTGCGTCTCGATCCCGTCTTTGCCCCGTTCCTGCAAAAGATTATTGATGGCGGAAAAGCCTTTATGAAATGGCTGGACGCCTTCCCCAATATCGCCAGATGGCTGGGATACATCGCAGCAATGACCCTCGCTTTTGCCGCAGCAGGGGCAATTGCCAACATCACAATGGGAACCTTCGGTTTTATCATGAAGGGACTCGGCGGCATCGCCTGGATGCTGGGTGGTGCATGGAAGGGGTTAATCTTCACCCTGGATCTTTTGCGCCCTTCCTTGCTTTCAACACGTATTGGTCTGATGGGGCTGTGGATTCAGGAAAAGGCCGTCTGGGTATGGTCAAAACTGGTCGCTCTTTGGGCGGAGATCTGCAAAGTGGCGATCGCCGCCTGGAACGTAGTGTTACGTGCAGGCGCGATTGCAATGCGCTTATGGGGTGTGGCAACGGCATTCGCAGGCGGTGCGCTGCAACTCCTGATAAGTCCGATAACCCTGATTATTCTCGCCATTGCCGCGCTGGCTGTGGGGATCTATTTCGCTATCAAATACTGGGACGACATTAAAGCCTCCATCATGGATACGCAGGCCTTTAAATGGCTTCAAAGCGCTATCGCGCCAGTAGTGGGCTGGTTCAGCGATACCTGGAAAAGCATAGAAGGCGGCTGGAATGCCTTAACTAACTGGTTTAAAAACTTCTCGCTGGCTGACTCGTTCGGCAACGTCACAGCCGGGATCGGCAAGCTGTTTGATGGCGTATGGAACGCCATCAAAAACACATTCTTAGGGACGTGGAACTGGATTGTTGAAAAGCTTAACAAAATTCCCGGCGTGAATATCAGTACGGCACAACAGGATATTGCGCCGACACAGCCCCCGGCGCTCATTACGGGCAACCGCGCCGCTGCGATCCCCGGAGGCCCGGTAAGCAGCCAGATCAGCAACAGCAAGAGCGAAAAAATCATCAGGAGCGACGTTAAGCAGGATATCACGCTGCACGTTGACACCATGCCAACGCCGGGGCAACTGGCAGAATACAGCGAACTGGCGGCGGGGTGACGAATGGAAGAAAAATCACTCTACATTGACCTGCTCATTACTGACGGCGATCTGACGTTCAATTCTGCCAGTGAGCCGGTCTTGTGTGACAACCGTCAGAGCATCGGTCAGGACATGATTCACGCCCTGATTGAAAGTGGCCTGCCCTACCGTCTGATTGCGGAGAACAGCCCCACGCTCAGGGCCGACCTGTTTACACAGATGGTCATTTTGCTGGAAGAAGACGAACGCCTGATACCCGGCACCGTATTTATTGACGAAGAACGACACGGGCACCTTCTTGTCACCGCCGACACTTACGATTTTGGCCCGTTAAGCCAGGGGATGCGCTATGCAGAATAATATCGACTTTAAAAAAATACTGCGTGAAAGCGGGATGCCGGTCGATGAACAGACGGTACGGGACACCCTGCAACAGGCGGCGGATGATGAAAAACTCGTCACCAACACATCGCGTATGTCGCCGTTCTGGCGGTTGATACAGTTACTGGTTATTACACCGTACATGTGGATTGTTGGCACGTTGAGTAACAACGTACTGCGTAACCTGTTCCTGATGACCGCCGTTGGCCCGTTCGTTGACCTGTTCGCCGCCGCGCTCAAACTCACCCGTAAGGGAGCCACCCGCGCAGCCGGTAAAATCACCTTCACCAAAAGCGTCCCGGATAACAGCGTGACCGTACCGGCCGGAACGCTGATTCAGACGGAGCGTATCAACGGCGTCATTTACACCGTAACGACCACGGAACAGGTCATTATCCCAGCCGGAACGCAAAGCGCACTTATCGACGTGACCGCCACCGACAGCGGCGCGGCGTTCAATCTGGCGCCGGGCTACTATCAGATACTCCCCAAAGCGATAGACGGGATAGCGTCTGTACGTAACGGCGACGACTGGCTGACCACGCCGGGCGCAGACCCTGAGAGTGACGATGAACTGAAAGACCGTTGCCGCAACCAGTTTAACCTTGCAGGCAGTTATCACACTGACGCGGTTTACCGCAGCCTGATAGCGGCACAGGCCGGGTTAACCATTGACCGCATCTTCTTTTTACATGATGCCCCACGCGGGCCGGGTACGGCTAACGCCTATCTGCTACTGGATACCGGCGTTATTTCACAGCCTTACGTTGACCGCGTGAATGATTACATCATGACCCAGGGTCATCACGGACACGGTGACGATATGCATTGTTTTGCCATGCCGGAAACCCGTCACGATCTGGCGGTCACGGTGTATGTTGAAAACCTTTCCAATATCAGTGGCGACGATATCGACGCCCTGAAATCCGGCGCTGAAAATCTAATCCGCTGCGCATTCCGTGAAAACAGTAACTACGACATAACTCGCACATGGCCGTACAGTCGCTTTTCATTCTCACAACTGGGGCGCGAGCTGCATAACGCATTCCCCCTGGTGGAATCCGTGACGTTTTCCCTTGAGGATATTATCAGCGATCTGAACGTGCCCCGCCTGAACACACTGACGGTTGAGGTACAAAATGCCTGATAAATTACCGGACATTAAACTGCCATCATGGCTGGATCGCGGTGATGTGGTTCGCCTGAAAAATACATTTATCCGCTTCTGGGGGAAGGTGCATGGCTGGGTAATGTGGCCCCTGACGCAGACCGACCCCCTGACATGCGCAGAGTCCATCCTGAACCTGATAGCCTGGCAATATGACATTGCCCGTTTTGACGGCGAACCGCTTACGTTGTACAGGAAGCGCGTCAAATACGCTTTTATCAACGCGCAGGACGCAGGCAGCGTGGCAGGATTCAAAGCAATTTTTGAACGGCTGGAAATCGGCTATGTGGAGATCCAGGAACGCCAGCCGGATAGCGACTGGGATATTATTCTTTTGCGCCTGACAGACAACCAAATCTCAGAAAATACGGCGTTACTGAATCAGATAATCCGCCAGTATGGACGCACCTGCCGCCGTTACCATCTCCAGATAATCACAACCACAAATTTTGCTATCGGTCACGGATACTGGCATGGCAGCTACCACTATTTTTACGCATCGGAGATGAAAAATGGCCCAGAGCGTTATCACTTCAGCATTTGAGCACCTGAAAGCGCAGGAGGCCGCAGGTGGCAATCGCATCATCATTGACCAGTTTGTATTTGCAAATATCCCCGGTCTGAACGTTACCGATACGCCACCGGAAAGCGAGCCATTACCACCCGATGCGCAGATAGTTCACCGTCAGGCCGTTGATCGTAATGGGGTGGTAAACGAGAATACCGTTGCCTACTCCGTTACCCTGCCGGAGTCCACAGGCGATTTTACCTTTAACTGGCTGGGACTGGTGAGTAGCGCCACCAATACGCTTTGTATGGCGGTATACCTGCACCCCCAGGAAAAAATAAAAACCGCAGATGGTAAACAGGGTAATACCCTGATTTATTCTGAAATTATGGAATATGCCGGGGCCAGTGCCTCAACCGGTATCACCACGCCGGTAAGCACCTGGCAGATTGATTTTACGGCACGACTTCACGGCATGGACGAGGCCACCCGCAAAGCGGCGCTGGATATCTACGGGCCAGGCCTGTTCTTTAATGACGCCTTTAAACTCACCGCTCAGGCTACCGGGCAGGCGACCTTCGCGCCGGGTATTGCCTATCTGCGCGGATTACGCGTGGAACTGGATGCACCAGGAACGCTGACATACTCCACCGGAATTTCACAAACTGTTTATATTGATGCGGCGTTAACCGGCACACTGACCGGGGAAAATAAAGCCACCTTCAGCCTGACGAGTCAGAAATCAGAAGACTATATCGACAGTCTGGGATTTGCACATTACGTTGAGCCCGTCGCCACAATATCAGCCAGCGGCGAGATTACTGATATACGAAAAACCCGCAAGCCATTAAATGACCGTCTTGATGGTGAATACCTGACCCGCGACGGGAACCTGAAAGAAATTGCGGACAAAGGCGAACAGGCACAATCTGACGCCCGCGAACATATGGGCCTTGGTAACAGCGCCATCCTTAACGTTGGCACCACACCAGACACCGTAGCCGCTGGCGACGACAGTCGAATTCTTGCCACAAAAAAAACTATAGACGACACCCAGACCGGTCTTGCTGAACAGCCTGTTATGTGGATAAGCTCCGCCGATGATTTGAGTAACCTGCCATCCGGTGCGCGCCGGTTCGCCAGCAATAAAGCTCCGGCAACAATATTGCCGGTAAACGATTATGTTTTCCTTGAGGTGATTGCCAAGCGCGATTGTGCAAACGGCTGTGTCGTTCAGATAACAGACTCAGCCGGTAACACCTGGACTGGCATACGCTATGACGCAACCAATGGTTCCGGTTTTACCTGGCATCCCCTGATGTCGTGTCCGCCCGGCGCTCCCCTTCCGTGGCCGTCTGACGCCATTCCTGCCGGTTATGCTCTGATGCAGGGGCAGCCCTTCGATAAATCTGCTTACCCGTTACTGGCTATAGCGTATCCATCCGGCGTTATTCCGGATCTGCGAGGCTGGATAATCAAAGGTAAGCCCGCCAGCGGGCGGGCGGTACTGTCTCAGGAAATGGACGGTAACAAGCGGCACTCACACTCTGCGCGGGCACAGGATACCGACCTCGGAACGAAGAGCACCTCGTCTTTTGACTATGGATCAAAAGGGTCTGATGCGGGGGGTAATCATGTGCATGAATTCGGTAGTTACGTAAATTCATACTGGGGTGATTCCAATCACACATCCTTTCTCACCGGGGGCGGTGCGTGGACAAAAGAGGCCGGTATCCATACCCACACCACCTGGATTGGTCCACACGGTCATACGGTTTACATCGGCCCACACGGCCACCTGGTTATTGTTGACCCTGACGGTAATGAAGAGGTCACGGTTAAAAACATCGCCTTTAACTATATTGTGAGGTTAGCGTAATGGCTTTTAAAATGAGCGAAGAAACACGGACGGTCAGGGTTTATAATCTGCGTGCAGATACGAATGAATTTATCGGTGCCAGTGATGCCTGGATAGCGCCACATACCGGATTACCGTCAAACTGTACCGATATTGCCCCTCCGGATATTCCTGCCAGTCATATTGCGGTATTTGACCCTGAAACCGAAACGTGGAGTCTGAACGAAGACCATCGCGGCGAAACAGTGTACGACACGCAAACCGGCAACCCGATTTATATTTCAGAACCCGGCCCGTTACCGGAGAACACCACCACACAGCCCCCCACATCACCAATAGATAAATTTGAAAACGGTCAGTGGGTGGCAGATTTAAATACCGCACTGTCTCAGAAATACGCCGAAATTAATGCGTGGCGGGATGCACAGGAAAACGCTGACTACACCTTTAAGTTTAAGGAGCACACCTGGGATTATGGTAAGGCGTCACAGGCACGTTTACAGCCGGTAGCCGCGCTGGCGAAAAACGGGCAGTTACCGGACGGATTTTTCTGGACGGACGCGCATAACCACGATGTTCCAATGACAGCCGGAGAGGTACTGGAACTTGAATCTGCAATGGTTGGCGCGATGGTGGCAAAGGGATTTGAAATACATCAGCATCAGCGAAATCTCAAGGAAGCACTGGCTAAACTGACCACAGCGGAAGATGTCCTGGCGTTTAAGGTGGAGTAAAGGCGTCATGAGTTGTTTCACCACACCGGCCATTCTCGAAATGCTTGATCACTACCTTTGGCGTATACATGAACCCTTTGAGTTTTACCTCAGCGACGACAACAGCGACGTAATCAGCGTACCAGCCGGATTTATCACTGACCTTGCCAGTGTGCCGCGCATTTTCTGGACGTTCATGCCTCCAGATGGCAAATACGCTAAGGCGGCAATTATTCATGACTACCTCTACGACAATGCGCTGCGCACAAAGAAAGAGGCTGATCGTATTTTTCTGGACGGAATGACGGTGCTTGGCGTGCCTAAGTGGAAACGGATTGTGATGTATCTGGCTGTGCGCATTTTTGGCCGGGGTAATTATTCCAAAGACCAGCAGGCAAGAGAGGCATAGATATGTGGTTTCAGGCAAAACTGGCACTTCCGGCAGAAAATATTAAATCCGTAACATGTTCAGCGGTGGCTGTACATCCGTGGGACGTGGAAGCGGGACGCATCACGCCAGACGGCGCGTATTTAAGCCCGGTCAACGCAATAACCCACCTCAATAGCAAACTTTCAGACCTGACAGGCAACAGCGACATTGCCATCATAATGATAACAGGCAGCGATAATAACGGTTTTATTCGTCAACTATCCGTGCTGGCAGACGCATTCCCCTTACCCACACTGACGCAGACGCTAAGACGCGCAAGAACGCAGCTCACTCAGGCAATCACCCGAATGCAGATCCCGGCGACACCACAGAACGGACTACCAGCCCCGCAGCCGCTCATTATCAGCACACTACAGAGCGCCGTCAGCAATAGCGCCGCACTCGACGCCGTGAAAGCCGAAGGTTTAGCCTCCATCGACTCACTTAAAGATGCATTATCCGGTTTTCAGGCGCAGCGCCAGCAGTTGCAACAACAGATAACCGGCGAACTGGCGGGAGTGGGTGATAAAGTGGCAAAAGTATTTGCGTTCGTGCAGACAGGTGACGCCTCTTTAGCCCGCCTAGAAATGATGAAAAATATTCCGCATCCCACCGCATCACTGACGTATGCGCACCTGTTCACAGGCGACCTTTCCGGGATGCTGAACTGGATAACGAAGGTGGAAAATGAGCCAGAACACAACAACGCCGTTACTGGCCCTTAACGGCCAGATAATCCCGTTAAAGCGCCTGAGCGTCAGCGTGAAGCTGAACATCAAAGATAAGGACGCTTCCGGAAAATCCTCGTCAACAACGACCTCAGAACAGGGCGTAAAGGCCAAAGAGCTACAGATTTCCGGCCTGATCCCCTTCACCCAGCCGGAAGCGCTCACACTCCTGTTTCGTCTGTCGGAAGCCAAAGCCGCTAACGGTGCGCAACAGATCTACCGTATCGCCAACATGGACGCCAAAGCAGTCAATATGCAACAGGGGATCTTTTCCGGCGCCGTGGGGGCAGTCCCGGAGCAGGGGTTAATGGCCTGGAAAGTGGACTTCACCCTGAAAGAAAAACTCAGCAGCGCCGAAAAAGCCATCGGACGCGGACCGGCAGGCAGCACAACTAACAACAGCACCGAACAGCACGCGCAGGCCGCCAAAGCAGGCAGCAAAGACGGAAACCCCGAAGAATACGGCTGGTTCTGGACAATCTCAGACAAGCTCAATAACTGGATAGGCCCGGCAGGCAATGAAACCAATTCGTAATCTCAGAATCGGCGGTAAGCCTTACCCCGTCGTGGAAGAAAACATTATGCTGCGCCTGAGCGGCGCAGGAACCGGCTTTATCACCATCAACGCCGCCGACAACGATCCCCCACTGCGTGGTAAATCAGTGGAGCTTTCCATCGGCTACAACGACCAGCCGGTAAAATGGTTTTCGGGCTACGTGGAAAGCGACAGCCACACCGGAAAGGGACTGCGTAAGCTGATGGTGCGCGAAGCCGCCGCCATTCTGCAATACCCGCTCAACGTCTCCATGCAGCACCCGACGCTGAAACAGGTCGCGAAACACATCGAAGACGTCACTGGGCTACGCGTGCAGCTTCCTGACGCGACTTATGCTACCACCCCGATCCCCCACCTCACCCACAACGGCAACGGATATCAACTGATGGCCCTGATTGGCCGCGCATTCAGTATCCCGGATTACGTCTGGTATCCGTCAATTGACGGCATCATTTACGCGGGCAGCTTTACCCACTGCCGTTTTGCAAAACGCCCGGTACAACTGCCGGTCGATATCACCAAAGGCGACCACGGCGCTAACGGCTGGACGATACAGACAATCCCCATGATGCGCCCCGGCGTGGTCATGAACGGCCACCGCATAAATCAGGTACAGCTACAGGGCGACAGCATGATAGTTAGCTGGAGTGATGGCCGACAGTCCCCCATGCAGCGCCAGGTTGAAACCCTTTACCCGGAGCTGGGCAACAAAACTCACCTCCCGCGCATGGGCCGCGTTATCTCCCCGACTGAAAACACCACTCAGGGCGATCTGCATGATGAATTTCGCCCGCGCTACGCCGTCAACGTGCAACTACTCGATGAGAACGGCAACCCCGCCAAAGACACGCCGGTATATAACGCCGTACCGATCCCCGTACCAATGGCCGGTAGTGAGTCAGGGATGTTCCAGTATCCGCCCGCAGGAACCCTCGTTACGCTGGCCCATGTTGACGGCAGGCCGGATAAGCCCACCATCACCGGCACTCACGCCAGCGGCCAGAGTCTGCCGGACATAAAGCCCGGCGAGCAGCTACAGCAGCAGCGTGCGGAAGTCTTCCAGCGCGTGCATACAGACGGAACGTGGCAGCGTGAAACCGATCAGGCCATTCGCGAGAAATCCACCGACCGCACCATAGAGAACACCACGGAAACGCGCACCAGTACCATGCGTAACGTCACCGTAAAAGCCAACAGCACCATGACGGTACTGGGCACCTATAAACTGATGAGCGGTCACATACAGCACATAGCAGACGGGGATTACGCCGTCGCCGCCACGAAGAGGCTGATGCAGCACGCCGAAAGCGCCGAACTGGACGTAACCAGAACCTGGACGACGACAGCACAGAACGCCACACATAACGTGGCGCAGGCGCTGGAAGAGAAGATAGGCCAGATTAAAAAATCAGTCGCAGGCCAGATGCAGCAGATAGTCGCGCCGCAGGTCTGGTTTGGTAGCAGCACCATCAACACGCTTAACCTCATGCTGGAACTTTGCGACACCGTTCAGCAACTGGCGCAACAGACCGCACAGCACACCCACACTAACAATGGATCTTCGCAGCCTACCAACAGCGGCAGCATAAGCGCCACCGCAGCAACGGCGGGCAACCTGAAGGCGAAGTACAGTACCGTGATTAAGCAGTAACCCCCCCATACACACGCAGCGACAGCGCCCATAGCGGCGCTGTTTTTGTTTGCCCTGACCTCCACCACGTAAAGCCCGCGTAAAATCCTCACGGAAACGCCAGGGTGACGGAAACCGCGCTAATCCCACCGTGCCCGCGGTGTTTTCAAAAAGTTTTTTTGCAGTTTGATTGACAGGACGAACCCACATCCCACAAGGCTTACAGGCTGCTTTAGCGCAAAGGCAGAATTGCAAAACTGCAAAATTTTGCACTTTTCTGTCACGCTTTGCAGAAATGGTCAAAACGGAAAATCAACTAACAACCTGATAAATAAAACAATTTCATACTTTACGTGGCGAAAAATCGATCGTAAAAGATCAAAAGGAAAAACTATAAAAAAAACAACTTAAAGAAAATCAAAGATCTAAAGACGATCGAAGGAAAATAAAAATTGCAAAGCGTGCAAAAATTCACATCCAGAAACAGGTAAGACCACGAATAAAAATTCGCCAAAAAGACCACCCAAAACGGCCACGTAAAATACGGCGATGCGGGTGACGTGAAACTTTACGTAGCGAGGCGGGAAGAAATCAGTAGAATAGTCGCGGGTGCCTTCGACGCTGGTCGGAGGTTCGCCAAAGGCCAGAAAGACGAAGGCCCCGGAAACATTACGTTAACCGAGGCCCTAGACTTCATACCCTAGACAAGTAGAAGGATAGTGCCTCTCCGATAAGGAGTAAAGCGCTATGTCGCAAAAATCGCTATCCACCATCGCAATTTGTATTGCGGTGGTACTCATAATCTGGATGTTGCGCGGTTCGTTATGCGAGCTGCACATGAGATTAGGAGGCGCGGAGTTTGCGGCGTTCTTACAGTGTAAGCAGTAAGGAAACCGCGACCGGGGAGTAATCCCCGGTCATTCGGTTGTTGAAGGTGGCGATCGTAAGGCACCCTTTCTAATCAGGACATGAACTTTGTCACAAAAACAAAGCCCGCATGGACAATCCGCGCGGGCTTTCTTTAGTCCTTAACTTTATGCAAATTGATCATAGAATCAAGGTTATGAATATCTTTGACAGGAATATCAAATTCTTTGGATATTCTATCTTTTAGATTCTTCTCCCCTGTTAAATCAAATATACCGTTAGAATTACTATATTCTTTTTTATGGGCATACCAAAAGCTTAATATTTTTAATTGTTGATTATTTAACCTGATATCGCTAGCCTGCATACTCCATTTATTACCAGTGCAATTATCTCCACTAAGTCCGCAAGCATCAGGTGCATAATCAGTAATAGCAAGAGGAGTACCGCCGTATTCATAGGCATCAGGTGTAGCCATTAGAAGTACGCTAACAAAATTAGCATTTTTTTGTTTTAAAAATGAAATAGCAGCAGCTTTACTGGTAGCTACTCTTTCTTCAATATTTTTTGCTTCAGGGGATACTATTATTAAAGTAAACCTATTCCTTCCAGCGACACTGGTATCACTATAACTGATAATTCTATAATTCTTTATTAGTTGCGACTTATCTGTGCTTGAATTACTTGGTACTTTTACTACGGTTGAAGAAACTAACTCATCACCGTGGTCTGGTTTATCTTTTGAAACTGCAAAACCACCAATCATAAAGAACACAATGTTATACACGAAAAAAGCAGCCACAACATGAAGTCTGTTCTTAGCCTTTACAAGACTAGGTTTCACCAGACCAACAATAGTACAAATCCATACAAGAACTATCAAAAAAGCAGAAATCCATGTAAGAAGAGTCCACATATGCTTACCCCCAATAACCTAAGCAAGAAGTAACCTATATATCACCAGTATCATCATTGATAAAAGCCCGCATGGACAATCCGCACGGGCTTTTTTGTCAGTCACTCATGGTCATTTTGTGGACATCGTGAAAAATAATCCTTTATTTTTCATATAGCTGAAAGCGTTTTCATGTTTCGCAGTCGTGGCATTAATGGAGGCTATTTTACCTTGTTTTTAAGCGAAGCGGTTTGTTCAGGCGCAAATTAACGACGCCAGATAATTTTGCGCACATCCCAGTTTTTTAAGACGTCATCAGGAGGCATTAAGCCTTCCGGTCCGCTCCACTCGCCGGAGAAAACATAGCTAATATGCTGACTTCCCTCGGCTTTACATTCGACGCTGGTATGGCTATCGCTGGAAACCGGCTCGCAGTGACCAAACGCTTTGCTGTAAAGGTCGCTAAACGGCGTACCGATTTTGCCCCCCGCGGCGGTTGGGATATCGCTGTCCAGCACATCAATACGGCTCACGGTTCCCTGCTCGCCGTTGATCACCATCGCGACGCTGTCGCCCTTCATCGCTTCGAAAAAGCGCACCACGTTACCGTTATCGGTTTTCATACCGCTACGCAGGCGATAATCGCCATCTAATGCCTCTGCAATAGCCGGCTCTTCCAGCGGCGTGGCGGCGGTCAGCGCTCCCACGCCTTGCTCAGTAACTTCTGTCGAGGAACCAAACCAGTTCCATGGATTTGCGGCAGACCAGTTGACCGAGGAGAGCGTTGAGCAGCCGGTCAGCGCCAGCGGCAGTGCGAGTAAAGTCAAACGCAGCGATTTCAT